GTTATTGTTTTGTCTTTGAATACCTCTTCATCTTCGGTGTAACGAGCACTGTCTGCATTGTAATACAATGTAGTTGCCAATCCTGTCTCACCACTGAATCTATTTTTAAGTACTCTTACTTTTGTTTCGTTGCTGTCTTCTTTCTGTTGGTTTCTTTCTAGTCCTATCACCATGTCACTTAGTTGTGAGATTGAATGACTACCTCTCAAGTCACTTAACCTAGTAACTCCTCCCTCTTCATGTCCTCCTCCGTTAGGTGGTCTTCTAAGGTGAGATACTAACACCATTCCACATCCAGTCTCTTCCACTAAGCTTCGTAGTTGTGTCATTGTGTTATCAATTAACCTTCGTTCATCATCTCCTTGGATACCACTAACTACAATAGATAGATGGTCAAGGAATATCCACTTACATCCTAGCCCTTTGCACAGGTAGCGTATCTTTGATAATAGATTATCACTTTCTGTACTTCCGAAGTGGTCATAGGTATAGAAGTTTCCGTTACCTACAGTCTCATCGAATGCTTTTCGTAACTCCTTCTCAGTCAAGGTGTTCTCCATGTGAAGAGGTTTCTTAATGTGGATACCCATGATACCTAACGCTGTCCTTCTAACACTCTCTTCAAGTGCGATGTAACCTACCGTCTCTCCAAGTCCAAGAAGGTGGTGACAGACTTCGCGACAGAACAAGGACTTACCTATCCCTGACCCAGCACAAAGTGTTACCAGTTCTCCTCTTCTAATACCGTGTGTCATTTCATTTAACGAGAGGTAAGGATAAGGTTGGCACTCTGAAGTGTCTTCCTTTATGACTGCTTGCCATATCTCTTCTCCTCCTACTATCCCATCAGGTCTATACTCTCTCGCTTGCCACAAGCAATTAACTAACTCTTCGCTACGCTTGGCTACGATCATATCACTAGCATCTTTTAACGGTAGCTCTGCGATGGATGCCTTGCCTGGAGTTAGAAGACCAGCACATTCTGTTGCTCCCCTTCTTCCTGGGTCATCATTATCAAAGCAGAAGATTACTTTTTGAAAGGACTCCAACCAATCGATTGATTGACTAACGTACTTCTTTGCTGCTCCTGCTCCATTCGGTACAGATACTACTGCCCACTTGTTTCCGAATGCTTGTGAAATACTTAACGCATCCACCTCACCCTCGCACACCACTACTCTTCTTCCTCCATCCTTCCAAAGGTGCTGACCATATAAGCCAAGCAACTCTCCTCGAATGTGGAATTGTTTATTCGCAGTGCGTATCTTTTGTCCTACTAATGTGCCATCTCTACTTCTATAGTTCGCTATCTGGACAGGTTCTTTATTGAAGTATCCAATTTGATACCCCCACTTCTGACATGTCTCACTTGTTAAGTTCCTTCTTGTTATATCTGTGTACTTACCAGTAAGAAATGATGTTTCACTGTTGTTACTACTCACCTTTACAGTTCCTCCTTTAGGTCTACTGTATGTAGCACAGCTGAAACACATTGTGCTTCCGTCTGCGTTGACTCCGACAGCGTCACTCGACCCACACTTTGTACATTGCTGATGCGTGTTAGTGAAAGCCATGACTTTGGTACTTGTTTATGTGCATATAATATTCCTTTCTTTTCACACCACATTGCATAAGTAGTCTTACTACCTTTGCGTATTTTATTGTAGGCGTTTTGAAATAACAACCTGATGTCTAGCTCAGGATGTTGTTCTTTGATTAGTAAATGCTTAGACCTATCCTCCGTGACCCACCTTCCCTTGGTCTCTACTATGATTCCGTTGGGAAGAATGAAGTCAGGAGTGTAGGTACTAAGTCTCTTATACTCAATGACTAACGTCTCGTACTTGTAATCTATTCCGTGACGCTTTAACTGAGCAGCTATTCTCTCTTCAAACCCACTCCTAAAAGTCGGCAGTGAGGGTGTCTTCTTCTTCTTCGGCATCAAGTGCTTGGTCCAGGGTTTCACCTCCGTTAACATATCCACCTTCAACAGCAGTGAACCCAAATGAATCAGCTGCTTGTTCTGTGAACTCGCCTTCTGCTAACTCAATTACTTGAACAGCTAATAAATCTAACGATAATCCTACTCCTAACAAGGAAGTGTACCAAGTCTTAGGGCGTACGTTAAGGCGTACCTTTGAACCACCTCGTACTATTGTTTCTTTGTCCCAAGGATTACCCTTTGAATCAAACAATCCAAGTGAACGAGTGTACGTACTACCAGTCTTCTTACTTATTCCGTTAACAGGTTTCAACTTTGCTTTGAGGATGTAAGAATCTCCTTCAAGTTGAATCGGTAACTCATAGGACTTAGCTTTCTTACCAAGCTCCTCACTTTTCTCCAGTATTGCTTCTTCAAAGATAGGTTTGAGTTGCTTTACAATAACTTCACCTTCTTCTTTTGTTAACACTAAGCTACAGCTGTACTCACCACCCTCTACGAACTTAGTACTCGGTGTGTTAACCCAAGGATACTTAGCAATTCCTACAGGTGTAGTGATACTGTCTAATTTTGATCTACTTTTTATAGCCATTTCTTTCTTCTTTCTATTTGTTGTTTTATGAGAACAGGTACTGGCAGTCGTTTAATGCAGACACGTCAAGTGTGCCTAGTTCTGTGCTGTCTTCCAGTTCGTTCGTTCCAGTTTGTGTAGCGACTTCGTTGTTGAACTTATTCCCGATGTCGTTACTAAAAATCTCTTGGTATATCTCTCTCAATTGTTGGTGCATCTTCGGTGCGTTAGGGCTTTGAGTTGCAAAGCTGTCATGTATAGATGAGACATCACCTTTGAATTTGCAAGCTAAAAAATGTACCACACTAGCATCGATACTGTGTATCACGTTGGGTACAATAGCTTTAGCCATCTGAGAAGGACAAATTAAATCGTTATCTCTTCGGTACTTTACTTGAATGCTTTGCATGTTAAGGACAGATTTAACGTAAAGGTTATCCTTCTTAACAAGCTCCTGTTCAATAGGTAATCCAAAGGGTGAAGTCCACGTAAATTTTTTATCACACTTTCGTATTTGATTCTTCAACTTTTTCATGAAGGTAATCTGTTTACCAAGCATCCAATTTGCTACGTCATTAATCAAGGTAGCAAGGTAGAGCATAGCTTCCACATATTCAGTGTTACTAAATGGATTGACTCGTCCGTTACGGATCTCCCTTTTGAATACATCTTCTACTTCATCAACACTAGAGTAGCTATTCATTCCAAAAGGTTTACACATTACTATCTTCTTTACATACTTCCTTGTAATCCCCCACTTTAACCAGTCACCAGCAAGAGAGTGTCTGTGCTTATTAGTGTGTAGTCTAGTATTTACACGGTCACATATCTCTTGGTATAAATCTTTTGGTTTATCTTGTGGTACTAAGTTTGTCCACTCTCCAATCTCCTCATCTTTTAAAAGTAAAGATAGAATCTGTACACCATTACAAGTAGCGTCCATGTGACAAGGTAACCTCGTTTCAAATCCATATCCTTCCTCCTTAAATGCTTGGTATTCAAAACAAAACGCCAGGAAAGCCCAAGGATCAGAAGCTTCTTGCCAATAGTCATTGTTAAAAGGATCAGACGCACATTCTTTTATCTCATTTTCGTGGTCCTTTACCCAAGCAATGCGTTCATCATAAGTCCCCTTTGTACCCCATACATTTGCTCCGTGTATTAACAACCACCTACTCTCCTCCTCGTTAGTAATTGCTACGCTATTGTAAAACTCTAAGCAACTCCTTCCAAGGTCACAACTTTGTGGGTTAACATAGCTAGGTACATAATACACTCGTCCTCTGTAATCCATTTGAACTGGAAAGAAAAGCTTTTCCTTGTCAGCGTATAACTTACAGACGTGTAGGATTTTTAAACACCTCATCCTTTGTCCGTTAGTCCGTTGGTTAAACTCATAGATATACTTAGCCTTCTTCTTCCACTCGATAAAAGCTTCAGGGTCTTTCTGTACTAGTCCTTCTACTGGGTCAAGTGGTTCAAGTAACTGACTCTTTTGCATAGCTCCAATGGACAAGTCATTTTCCCACGCCCATTGCATGACTTCGTATAACTTTTTATTCAATCGATACGGTACATTTTGCAAGTTGTTTAAAGGTTCAAAAGCCTTGGATAAATCCCTCGACATATCACTTCGTTTCATGATGGGAAGTTGTGGAAGTTCAATCGAACTGTACCCACCACCCCAGTTGTCATTCCATTCAATAGGTTTCTCAAGAGTAGCTAACCAAAAGGGAGACAAGACTTCACAGTGTTCATCATACTTCTTGATCCACTCGTACATCTTAGGGTTTGGAACTAGTATCTTCTTTGTCTTTCTCCCTTGGCAGAATCGATCACGGACAGAAAACAAATTGGTTTGTAAGCGTATCACTTCTAATAACCAACATCCAATCACTGCTTTATGGTGTTGTTTAAAAAGATCAAAGCGTTTATACCTTCCTTGTTTGTGGAACTTCCTTTCCTTTGCCCAGAAGTGGGACATAAAACGATACCTACTCTTCGCATCTTTTCTATCCCTTTCAAGTAGCATCCAATCGCTTTTGTTCATGTGCTTTTTAAAGTAACGGACACGTACTTCATCTTCTATTGCCTTTGCCATTTCAAAACTCGCGGCAGTAATGTTTGGTTCGTCAATTAACAAATCAAATAGCTTCTTAATGCCAAGATATGCAATCACACTGGGTTCTAAATCCCAAACAAAAGGAAGCCATAAAGGTACAGGTGCATCTGGCTTTGAACAGTCCTCAAAGTACCTGGCAATTGCATTCTCTACGTCCTCATGTATCGCTCGTCCTAGTCTCTTATAGCTTGGTTGTTCGGACAGGTAATTGTTATCTTTATATACCTCCTTCATCTTCCTGTACCTGTGCTTTCCCCACTCTACCATCGACTGCTCCCACATATCTTCTTTTGGGTGTCCACTTACTCTTTTATTGCTCACTTTTAATCTTTCTTTTTTTAATTTCAAACTCTCTCCACTCCTTCGGCTTCCTTCTTGGTATTTCTGTTCGTATCAATCGTCCGAACTCATCGTAACCTAATTGGTTATTCATCCAAAACAATTCAAACTTTTTCTTTACCTCCATTTCAAACGCTCTCGTAGTATAATATACTTCATCGAAATCTTCATCACTACTCATCGGTTTCCTCCTCTTCTTC